GGTTTCCTTGAGATAGTCCCGGCCGAGCGCATTCAACGCATAGCTGTACCGGTTCTCATCGATAAGCGGAGCGGCAATCATTGTGTCTACAATGCTACCTTTGACCTCGATGCCTTCCGAGCGCAGCCAGCCGACGTCGTACATCGCATTGTGGAACACGTAGGTCGTGTCCTCTTGCGAGCAGACGTCTTTCACCCAGCGCATCGTTGCCTTGGGATCGAAGTTGGCGCCGTTCTCGTGACGGATAGGGAAGTACCAAGCCATCCCCGGAATGGCGACGGCCACCCCGATGATGTGTCCTTCTCGTGTGGCCCAGCCACTACCCTTCGTCTTCAGATGTGGGTCGTACGTTTCCAGGTCGATGGCCATCTCCGGAACTCCCGTCAGATCCGGGAACTCCTCCGGCATCACCCATTCCGTCTCGTGTACGAACTGAAAGGACATCAGCAGTAATCCTCATAGGCTGATTGCAGTCACAGAACGGCCAGCGATTCTTGACCTTCTGTAGGGTGGTGATCTCTTCCAACTTCCCGCAAAGACAATATGCGAGAACGTCTCGATTCTTTTTCATGGAATCGGGTATCCTTTACCCTTCATAGGATGGACGAGGTGTAATTCTTTCTTCGCTCTGGTGAGACCGACGTAGAAAACGCGGGCCTCATCGTCCTCAGAATGTACACCTTTCCGCACTGAATTAACAGCCTTAGAAGGATAGTCTGTCAGCATCATGACGTTGGTTGCCTCTGCACCTTTTGCCGTGTGAATGGTGGCAATGCGAATGCGAGGCCGAACATCCATGCGTTCACCGCGTCGGATGCACGCACGAAAATATCGCGAGTCTTCTTCTGATATTGAACCGAGGGCTTCGTCCCACGGAGCCGTGGTCAGTAGTCCATGGTCGGTGGTCAACTGATCGATATTCAAAAGCTGATCACCATCGACACCGGGAAGTGTCTTGTGCCCACGCGCAACTTGCTGACCCAAACGCATGTGACGATAGACATGGCGGATGTCTGCGGCCGAAAGCAATTCGCCTTTGCGCAGGTTCTCCCACATGCGGATCGCGTTCAATGCTCCACTGTCTACGTCATTGCTGAGATTGAATGAGTACAGAAGACCGCGCTGCCGCACCTCTTGCTCGATTTGTTTTGCGCCTTTCCTGGTGCGCGAGAGCAATAGCCAATCGCCGTTGTCTAGGTTAACTTCCTCACTGTGGCGATGCCACTGCACAACACCTTCTTCATCGCGCGGACGGAACTCTTTCTGCCGGCGATGATGAACCTGATGGATGAGGCGCTGACTGATAGCATGATGACTGGCGGGAATACGAAAGCTCTGTCCCAATACCTCTTGTGTCCCGGCGAGACGAATGAAGTAGTCTACGTCCGCCCCCGCCCATCTATAGATCGCCTGATCATCGTCGCCAGCAACAATGATTTGTTTCGCGTGATTGGAGATTACGTCGATCATCCGCCACTGAAGTGGGGAGAGATCTTGGACCTCGTCTACAAACACGACATCGAACTGTGGGGAGAGCTGCTGTTCGACGAACATCTCCAACATATCGGTGAAGTCATAAAGGTCATGAGCTTTCTTGAAAGCCCGCAGACCCCTATCGACATACTCGACCTTGGCCCAGTCCGTGGTGAGTGGTACGGAGGACCGGTTGTAAACTTCCCGAAGTGGCAAGAGGCAGATGCGCGACATGTTGATCACCTCAAGAAAGCGATCACCGAGGCCGTGGTCTTGATACGGGCCCTCCGTCGGCGTGGCGAGTTCTTGGAACGGAGCAACCTTGAGCCAGTTCGCGGCCTCCTCGTAGTGTTTCCACGTCATGACATTCTTTTTGTTAATGCCACACCGAAGCATCGCGAAACTGTGAAGAGTCCGAAAGTAGGGCAGGTCCTTGGGCGACAGGCGGAAGCGTCTGACCGCGCGGCCGATAGCTTCCTGAGCGGCTTGCCGAGTGAAGCTGAAGTATCCGATACGATCTGGAGGGACACCACGGTCCATGAAGTCCTCGACTAATGTGAGGAGCTTCGTGGTCTTGCCAGTTCCCGGTGGTCCAAGAATGATGTGCATCAGAGGATATCCGCTTCCTCGACATCGAGCGGAGGCAGGTCGATCACGTTCTCTTGGTGATGATCGAACTTGCTCTGCGGCATTCCCCACACATGCACACCGCGGCCTTTGATATTCCAATAGGTCTTCTCTGCCCCGAGCTCCTTCAAGCGCAGACCGATTCGCACCGCTGAGTAGGATGTGAATAGGTTCTGTGCGAGATGCTTCTTGAGATCCTTGACCTGGAAGTACACGCGGCCGTCAGTCCACACTGCGATGCCTTGCAGAATGTCTTCTCGCTCAACGCCTTTCGCACGGTCGCAACAGAACGTCGTGAACAGATCCATGAACTCGCCCTTGCTCGTAGCCTCGGGCGGGACCTCAACGATGGTGAGGGTCGATAGCAGGATTTGGATTCTGTTCTCCCATGCGCGGGCGCTCATCGTCCGGGGGAGGATGTTGATCTGCGTCATGCAGTCCCGCTGAAAAACCTTCTGCGAGACGAACGCATCCGTGCTGAGCTCAACGCGCTGGCCGTCCACATCGAGGATCCAGATCGGCGGATCGCCGTTGATCTTGGTCAGTGAGCCAAGGTCATTGGCCCGCTGTCCGGGACCGATGCCGAACTTGCGGGTCAGGCAGACGTCCTTGTTGCAGAAGCTGACGATGGGCTGGTCTTCGCACTTGTAGAAATATTCCTTCTTGCGAAGCTGGCTGATGACGATGTCCACCTCTTTGCTCTCAAGGGGAGGAGACATGTACCGTTTATTGTACATGTGCAGTTCCTCTTCCCACTTGTCCGGATTGGACATGCGGGCGTAGACGCCGAGGTTGAAGAGGGCATTGTTGCGTGAGCCTTCACCGAACCCCTGTGCAGCCAGATGCTGCAAGCACGGCGGTCCCTTTGGCAGTAGCTCCTCGGCTTTCTTGTGCTGGGTCTGGATGCCGAGAAAGGATTCCGGGTTTATCTTCCGGCCCTCGGCGTAGTCCAGAAACTCCTGCGGCCCGAGGCTTTCGTTCTGGTTGTTGTAGCCGTAGCGTGTGGTTCGACTGCCGGCAAAGTACGGCATGTTGAGGAAGTTCCCCGTGTCGCCACGGTCAGCAAGAATCTTCTGCTGTTTGGGGAACACCTCGGATCCACCGTAGCCGAGCATCGCAGCGATGCTTACAAGCTTGGGTTGCAGGTCCTCGGCCGGAACCTCTTTCTCAAAAAAGAAAAATAGATGCGCACCGCCAGACTTGCTGCGGCACACCACACCGGGGAGCTTGTTCTTCTCGACCTGCTTGATCAGCGCAGCGTGGTCGAGGTTGTAAACGTCGATATCAATTGCGCCCCAATGGCAGCAATTGTTGTCCTTGATCGGGATGATGCCTAGACCGGACTCACCCTTGATGTGCTTAGCCCAAAGTTCCGTGGTCGGTGGTTCACGGAGAACACGCGCTGTGCCGGTCTTCTTTCCATCAGAGGCGCGATCAGCATTCACATTGAATGTGCCGTGCGCTCGATCATTCCCAGCAAACAACGAATGGAATCGTGTAGCGAGTTCCATGGTAAAACATTCCAAGCGGGTGGGAAAAGGGGAGGCTCATCGCCTCCCCAGTCAATCAGAACGGAGCTTCTTCGTCCGATGACGCACGGCGCGGCTCTTCTGCGCCTTGGTCTTCCTTGACCTGCACTTCGCCCTTGGCGACGGACTTCGAAAACTCCACCGCAAGGCCGAACAAGTTCTTGTCTTCGACGGCTCCGATACGGGAGATCTCCCAACCGAACCAAGAACCCTTGTCGTTACGCTCTTCGACAGTGCGCAACTTGTACACCTGCGACATCATTGGGAGCGTGAAGAGGTTGCCGTTCTTGCCGGTCGCCGTCAGCGACTGCATTTGCGTCATCCACTTACGCGCCTTCTTGAGCTGGGTGCTCGTCATCGTGATCAGGCAGCGCTGCGGTCCGAGTGTCGGGTGCAGCAAGATCACGAAGAACTGCGCGGTGTTCACGAGCAGGTTGCCGTTAGGCAGCACGTCGTTGCCACGATCATCGCGATACGTTGTGTTCGCAATCGGATCGGTGGCGGGGTAGGAGTTGACGTAGCCGCCGCCTTTCTCACGCGGCTTCCACTCAACCAGACGGCGGTTGTAGTAGCAGGGGATTACCTGCACACCGGCATCGCCATCGTATGCTTCGTTGGCGACCGTGTTGTAGATGAACCCCGGCTCAGCGCCCTCGACATATGCACCATCACGCTTGTTCACCTGCGGTGACAACTGCGCGAGGATGCGCAGGAACGGGATGGACAAGTCTTCCGTGCCCACCTGCTCCATGCCCATACCGGCGAACGCTTCAAAGTCCGCCGCAATAGCGACGGCCGTTGACTTCTCTTCTTTCACTGCGACAGCATTCTTGCTCATCGTCACTTGCCTTTCTTGATCACGGCTTTCTTGCCGATAAAAATACCGAAAAGATCTGACGGGATTTCCGCGCCCTTTTCGATCTGCTCTTTGACGAACGCTTTCAACGTAGACGGGTGAACCGACTGTTTGTTCTGTGGCCAGTAGCCACGGTTTGTCAGCGTTTCCATTACATCACGGGCGTGTTCGTCTTCGCCCTTACCAAATTCGAGAGACACGACGTTCTTGATCAGATCATCGAAGTCGTGACCTCGAAGCCAATCAAAGGCCTCTTCTTGTTTCTCCTTGGTGATGTGGGCCTGAATGAACTGAGACACGGTGATCTTAGAACCGTCATCCATTTTGAGTTCAGACAGGCCGTGTTCCGCAAGAGCCTCGGGCAGGATTTCCTGAGAAATTTTTGTCAGGTCTTGCTGAGCTCTCTTGAGTTCCATCTCAAGGTCTTCAATGCGGCGCTCCAGGACAAGCTGCTGACGCACGAGATCGGCAACGGCTTTCAACTCGCCGTCTCCGACCTTTGTCAACTCTGAGGCGACGTCTTCAAAGTCAATGCTCATGGGATTTCCTTTCTTTCTTCCCACATGTCGATTTGGATCGGCAGGTATCTTTCCTCCAGCCGGTCCCACTTTAGCACCTTGAAACACCCGTCGTTGTATTCGGATGCCCAAGCAAGTGCGAGTCCGATGCAGACCGGATCCCCGGCCAGCAGCAGATAGTCTTCGTCACAGAAACCCTCCAGCCTGTCTGCAATCATCTCGTTGATAGCTGGCATGTCGCTATCCCTTGCTGCTTGCAGATCTGCGGGCACAAGGATTTCTAGATCGCCGAACAAAAAGGCGTTCGACAGATCGCGTCCTCTTACTTCGTGTGTGATGTAAACAGTCACGGCTTTCTCCCGTCAGGACGATTAAGGTGGACCATGGTCAGTGGTTCGTCAAGCGGGGGTCTTGCAATTTTTTTCGTGCCGACTATTCTTAGGGTCCGCCAATAGAAAGGGGCACCCCGATGACAAGCGTGAGCTACGACGATTATCCCTTTAAATTCAAGCCTTATCAGCACCAGAAAGACGCGCTCGCATCTTCTTGGAAGCACCGAGACTATGCGCTCTTTGCTGAGATGGGCACGGGCAAATCAAAAATCCTGATCGACACGCTCGCGTTTCTTTGGGACGCCGGCGAGATCGAAGCTGCCATCGTTGTGGCGCCGAAGGGCGTGTACAAAAACTGGCAGATCACCGAACTTCCAAAGCATCTTCCTGACCACGTACCACTAGATGTTGTGGTCTGGTCCCCGAACAGCACTAAAAAGCAAGCGGCAGAATTGAAGCGCGGCCTTGATAAGGACGGAAAGTTCAAAGTCCTGATCATGAACATCGAGGCGTTCTCGACCCAGAAGGGTACGGACTACGCCATGGATTTCCTGCGCAAGCATGCCGCCCTCATGGCCATAGACGAAAGCACTACGATCAAGAATGGCCAAGCCAAGCGCACCAAGAACTGCACCCGCGCCGGGATGATTGCCAAGTACCGGCGGATCATGACCGGCTCGCCTATCACCAAGAGCCCGATGGATCTCTACAGCCAGTGCTCCTTCTTGGACCCGCGCCTCCTCGGATTCAACTCCTTCTACTCGTTTCAAGCACGGTACTGCCGTCTGCAAAAGCGCAGCGTCGGATCGCACTCGTTCAATCAAGTCGTTGGGTATCAGAATCTGTCAGAACTTACACACAAGCTGGATAAGTTCTCGTACCGCATACTCAAGAAGGACTGCCTCGACCTGCCAGAAAAGATCTACATCAAGCGCACGGTTGAACTGACAGACGAACAAGCTCTGCTCTACGCGCGGATCAAGAAGCAAGCCATTGCAGAACTGGATGGCAAACTACTAACAGCACAGAACGTGCTGACCCAGATCCTCCGCTTGCAGCAAATCTGCTCGGGCTACTTCAAGGCGGATGACGGCACGATCATCAATATGCACAGCAACAAGTTCGATGAGTTGATGAATGTGCTGGAGGAAGTGGACGGCAAGGTGATCATCTGGGCCAACTACACCTACGATCTGGAGATGATCCGTGATCGGTTGGCCAAGGAGTACGGTGCTGATTCGGTGCGCCTCTACTACGGCGAGACGAAGGCCGAGGACCGGCAGAAGATCGTGATCGATTTCCAGAACCCAGACCACCCGCTGCGGTTCTTTGTCGGCCAACCACGGACCGGGGGCTACGGGCTCACGCTCACCGAAGCTTCGACCATGATCTATTTCTCGAACAACTATGACCTGGAGGTAAGGCTCCAGTCAGAGGACCGCGCTCACCGCATAGGTCAGAAGAATGCCGTGACCTATATCGACATCGTCACGGAAGGCACGGTCGATGAGAAGATTCTCAAGGCCCTCCGCGAGAAGATCAACATTGCGTCTGAAGTTCTCGCGGAAGGTTACAAGGAGTGGCTGATATGACTACTTCTCGGTGTACTCGATCACGTCCGTGAGAGCCTTGCCGATCTGCCGGCGGTACTCGCGGATGGCCTGAACCTGCTGCTCCTTCTGGTCCTGCGAGAGGTTCGCATTGTTCACAACCATGCGCTCTTGCCGGCTCAGATTGTTGAGCTGAGTGCGGAGACCGGAGATCGTGCCCTTCATTGCGAACAGGCCTTCGTTCTTCTCAATGAGATCACGAGCCTTGTCCACGGACCCTTGAGCGATGAAGGTGTTCAGAGCGGTGGTCAGACCTTGGATCTCGGCCGATAGGCGGTAGACGTCTGCCACGCCCTGCGGGTTGGTGTTCTGTTCTGTCTTCAAGAACTTCTGCACCACCGGATACTGGGTCCAGTCCTTGTCCACTCCGCGGCCGGTTGCGGCGCGGTACATCGAATCGACAATGCCGAAGATGCTCGTGCCGATCTGGCCGGTGTAGCCCTTGATCAAAGCTTCCGCTTGCACCGGTGAGATGCCGGTGGCCGACGCCACGTCCTTGACGATGGTCGATGTCGAGGATGTGTACTGTAGTTCACGCGGCAGGTTCTTCATTGCCTCGGTGACAATCGGCAGACCCGTCAGGTTCGAACGGTTCTGCACGAAGGTTTCCACGATTGGGGAGATGATCTGCGGTGTGAGCGACAGACCAAAGGTCGAGGCCAACTGCTCACCGACAAGACGAACGATGTTGCGGTTCTCGACGTTGCCGAGCATCGCTTGATAGATCACTTCCGGAACGGTCTGGAAGATGAAGCCCATTTCGAACGGCTTCGGAATCGCAAGGAACCCACTGTCCCCGAGGCCGAGGGCCTTGAGCGGAATGGGTAGTGAGCCGTAGCGCACATATTCCGGAAGCTGCTTGTACTCTTCGTCATCGCCGAACATGGCTTGAAGAGCCATCGCGACCCCGAACAGGTAGGCGCCCTTGATCCCGGTGTAGGCAATGGCCTGTGGGCCAAAGGCACGCGCCGTCACATCGAGACCCTGGATGCGGCCGTTGATGAACGGGACCATGACAGTCATGTACTTCAGCAGAGTGTTGCGACCCTGCTTGCGATAGTTGATCGCTTCCTGCGCACGGAACGCGGCCTCGTACTCGTCACCGGTCTCTTTCAAAACCTTCTCGTAAATAGCCATACGAGATGCAGCATCGGACGCATCAGACAGTTCGCCCAAATTGTTCCAGACTTTGGAGATGATGTTCGACAGAGCTTGTCCGCTCTTCGGAACATAGACACCGCCCTTCGTCGGGTTGAAGTTCGGGTTAAGAAGCTTCGTCGCATCATCGAGCTCCGGCACAGACTTGTAGCCGCCGATCACGCCATACTGCATGAGAGCGAGAACCTTGTCGTTGTTCTCTTTCTGACGCATGTAGGTAACGACGTTGCCCATCGCACGAAGCGGGTTGAACGACACGCCACTTGTGACCCATTGCGACACGGCGTCACGAATTACGTTCGACAGAATGTATTCCGGAGAACGCGTGACGAGTTCGCGATAGCCCGTGGTGAATGTGCCGAAGACGCCCTTAAACATATCCGGCACAGGACCGTCCGTCACAAGCAAAGCTTCTGCAACATCAGGATTGCTGAGAGCGATGCGACGCTCTTTGCCGTCAACGAAATACGCCCCTTCGATTTCTCCGGGACGGAGCATCTTCTCTCGCTGCACGTACTGGCGCATCGCTTTTTCATCGCCGCCAAACTCGTTGTCGCGCATGGCATCCTGCTCTTCCTTCGTGAAGGAAAGCTGCCGGCCCTCACCGAGGGCTTGCGACATCGTGTAGATTTTGCGAGCGGCGATATTCTTCTGCGATGCGGACAACCAGAACTGGGTGTTCTTGAGGATCATGTCCACAGGATCACCTTGCAGGAGTTCTGTTCCGCCCTGCGCCTGCATAATCTTCGACGGAGACAGCAAGCCCTTTGAGTTGATAGGACCTGTGTAGCGACCGGAGTCGTCAACGAAACGGTAGAACGGGAAGTAGTCCATGTACTTCAGAAGTTCTGCCGCATCTTTCTCGGCGAGGCGCCCACTGTCCACGGCGAGCTTAATGACGGCCTTGTTGAATTCTTGATACTGGTTGTAGGCGTTGACGATGTCAGGATCCTGGCCATGCAGATCGACAATCGCTTGCGCTTCTGCCGGGGTTAGTTGGAACTCCAGACCCTTTTCTTGATACGATCCAAGAACGCGACGGGCAACAGCATACTCCGCCCAGTTCATGAGCTTGCCAGACTTCTGCAAGTCTTTGAGGAATGTCAGACCCCCGCCCTTGCCTTCGATCTTGATGATCCCATCAAGCGGGTTGTTCGGATCCTGGGACACATAGACTGGGACGCCACCTTGGAAGAGGAGCGTGTTTAGTTTTGCAAGCGTGTTCTCGCGGTCGAGCATCGAAGCATGCGCAGAGTTGCGTGCTGCAATCGACATGCGTTGATCGTAAGCAGCGGCTGTCTCGATGCCGAGCTTCTTCATCGCCGCAACGAAGCGATCATCGAGGCGCTTCAGATAAATGTAGCGATCAACCACCTCGCGGCTGAACGCATCGGACAGGGCTTTCCACCCGCCCTCTTTGTACATCTCCTGAACACGATCCACGAACTTGCGGAACGCGCCACGCTGATCTGGGGTGGCCGCAAAGATTTTTGCGCGAGCTGCATCGACGTCGATAGCGGGGGCTTCTTCACCAAACTGGAGAGGACGCTGACCTTCCGGATATGTCCACGTACCCTTTTTAGTCTTGGTCTTCTTCTTTGGCTTGCCCTGCGTATAAGAGCCGGCTGGTGCATAATCGATGATGTCAGGCCCACGGACCACGTCTTGTACAGCGCTGACTTCAGCCTGCTTTCCATAGACGGATTCCATGTACTTTTCGAACTCGCCCTTGCGAGAAGGAATGCCAAGGACCTTGGCGATCTCTTCGTAGAGCTTGCGAAGACGATCAAAGATAGCCTTCTGAAACTTCTCGAATGTGGTCTTTGGAACAAGGCCCTTGGCTTCTTTCGCAAGCCACGCCGCACCCTGCTCGGCAACCCATTCTGTGAAGCTGCGGTAGTAGTCGTCCCGGAGCTGCCCCGATGTATAGGACTGGAGCACGCCTTGAGGAAGGACCTTCGACTTCGAAGACACGTATTGCTGATACGTGTTCATGTCGATACCGGAAGCAGACAGCAGATCCGTCAAGAGCTTCGGGTCTGACCCAGCTCGACCGGTTGAAAGAGAAAGCACGACAGCGGCACGACGAGCAGCGTTCGGGTTGCGGCTGCGAACATATTGCTTGACGATCTCGGACAAGACGTTCGGCGGGGCCTTCAGCAGATACACTTGTTCGATAGCGTGAGACAGTTCGTGGAACATGGTGTGGAGCATCTTTGTCTGACGCTCTGGACCACCTCCAAATTCAATTGCCAAGACGCCGGGGTTGATTGCGATCTCGACTTTTTTCGGAGACACAATCAAGGAGGATCCGCGGGCGCTCCCCGAATCGGCCTTCAGGAAAAGTTCCATGCCGGGGAACATGCGGGCATGAAGCTCTTGGAAAAATCTCACAGAGCCGGGAAGAACTCTCTCAAGAGTGTCGTAGCTACTTTTTGAGACGAGGATCTTCGATGAGGCCTGACCAGGAGCTTGTGTCAGAATCTGAAAGGCTGATCCAATGTCCGTGGTCTTTGTCTTCGATTGCTGCTGCGCAAAAGGAATGGCGCCCGGAGTCGTTCCGGGTTCGGCCCCTGTGCCAAGTGCCATGGGCTCCGTTGATGATGGAGCCGGTGCCGGCGTCGTAGGCGCAGGTGTCGGTGCGACCGGAGCCGCAGGAGCGGGAGCGGGAGCCGGTGCCGGTGCAGCAGGAGGGGTTGCGATTGTGCCCGGAGTAAAGCGAGCGACAGGAAGAACACCGGACCGAGGTCCAGTCTTCATTGCGGTCTGAACCTGCTGCTTTAGCTGAGCGCGGAAGTCCGTCCCATAGCTCTCGATCTCTTGATCAGACAGACCAAGATCGCGCAGCCACTGACGATACAAAAGATCCTTTGAGGTCGGCGTCTTCTTTGTCGCTTGGAACAGGGCGCGTTCAATGTCGGTCGGGAACGTCAGCGTGTACTTCGCCTGATTCCCATAGGAATAGGACGGCTTTCCAAGCTGGAGATTCTTGGGAAGCGAGGGGGGATTCGGATCTGTGAAAACGGCCGCGCCCAATACGGCAGGTTTGGGTGCTGGCGCAGGGGTCGGTTCAGGGCCCGCCGTGGGAGCCGGTGCGGGCGCCGGAGCAACAACGGGTTCCGGTTCCGTCGGAGGAGTGACCTTCGGAGCGGGAGCAAGAGGTTCTGGACCTTGGACCGTGGGCGGTGGTTCAACGCCGGGGGCTGGTGCGGGAGCGGGCTCCGGCTCAACGCCCGTTGTCGGTGCAATAACGGGCTCAGGCCCCGCCGTTGGGGCAGGGGTGACGATGGGCTCAACGCCGGCTGCGGGCGGAGGCTCGCCTCCCGGAGGAGGTTCAGTCCCAACCGGGGGTTCGCCACCGGGAGTGGGGACTTGCTGTGTGGGTTCTGGTTCAGCCCCCGGAGCCGGAGGTGCAGCAGGGCGACGGAACGAGACTGCCCCTGCCGTACCGCCCAAGACGCCGCCGAGAAGACCGCCGGCAATCGCCGCGTCCTTCAGTTCCTTCTGGACCTCGGGGCCAAACTCCGAAATCTTTGCCGGATTAGCCTGCAAGATTTCGAGAGCCTGCTGACCGCTTTCGGTCAGGGCTTCCGTCGCGCCCGACTCGACACCGCGACGGACGAATGCGCCGAACCGGCTTCCGGCTTGTGCCGGGGAGAGACCGGGAACGCCACGAAGAATCGTAGCCAAGGACAGCGTATCGAGAGCCGACTGAGCCAGAGCCGCGCCGCCCGCTGTAGCAAGAGAGGTCTCCTCAAACGGAGTGCCTTCTTCCATCTGCCGTTGGATGTTGTAGCCGGTGAACGCCCCTGTACCCACCGCCGTCGAACCAGCAGCCGCCGCTGCTGCCGGCGAAAGGCCGCGTGCCGCAGCAAGGCCAACAGCGCCAGCAGCGCCGCGCAAAGCAAGACCGCCGATGCCGCCGCCCACTTGCAAAAGCATCTGAGGGGCGGACTCACCGAAGCGTTCATAGAGGTAACGGCCGAACTTGTATGCGCTGTCTACGTCTTCAAAGCTGCGGGTCTCGGGCTGATAGCGAGCAGCAACGTCAGCCTGCCGCTCTTCTGCTCGACCCAAATATTCCCGCGCCGTTTCTTCTGCACCAAGGGCTTGGGCGCCACGAGCAACGACTGTTTCGGCAGCGCCTTTCAGGCCTTCGATACCGGCAGCAAAAGGAGAGATCCGTGGACCACGGCCCTTTAGCTCAAGCGCAAAGTCGGCTTTGTCTATGCCGGAATCCTGACCGCCATACCGCTGCCAGAGAGTATCTGTGAGCTTCGCATCATCGAGTTCGCGAAACTCCGGAAAGGTTTCGCGGTATTGCTGAAGAAGATTAGCCACCGATTACTCCTCGGCAGAAGAGGGTCCTGTTTCTCGCGGACTACCATACACGCCAGCGTTAAAAGCCGAAAGCTCATCACGGTAGCGCCGCTGAAATTCCTTCTGGAGGAACAGCTCCTGAGCGGCTTGTTTCGCCGGATCGGACATCTTCATATACTTGAGCTGGCCCGCCGGTGACGAGATCTCATCCTTCCAAGCTTTCTGCGCAGCATCTTGGGCACGCTGTCGTGCGACCTGCTGCTGCGCGACGAGGCGAGCTTGGTCCATGGCGGGACGGTTCTGCCAATACGCGGCCTGCGCTTGGAGTAGCGGAGCCTGCAAGTTTTGACGGCGGACTTGGAGCTGATACTCGCGCTCTGCAAGATCACGACGCGTGGCAGCGTCTTCGTCTTTACGGCGCTGCTGCTCAAGGGCCATAAAGGACCCAAGACCAGCCTGACCACCTTGACCAATATTGGTGATGGCGTTCGGGCTGCGGCCACCGGCAATCGCAAGACCGGCCTGCATCAAGGCGAGCCACACATTTTCTTGGCGAGCGGCTGCGGCCTTAGCTTCGCGCTCTGATTTAATGTCGCTCAGGTCGCTAGACTTCCTATCTCCGGGAGGCGGAGGCGGGGGCGGCGCATCCTTCTTTTTAATTGGAGCCATCTTCCCGCCCATGATTCCGCCGGTGTCTCCAGCCGGAGATCCGCTTTCTGCGGAAGGTGTATACCGCGGTTCCTCAATAACCGGGGCAGATCCTCCCGGAAGCAGTGGGCCTGTTTCAGCACCACGCGTTTCATACGCGGTGTCTGTCAACTTCTTCAGTGCGTCGCGGCCTTTTTGATAAAGGGCAGGGTCGTTTAAAATCCGACCTTGCGTCATGAGATCCATAGCCTCTTGTCCCTCCGGGCTGCGGAAGACATCATTCTGGGCTTGGTTTCTCTTCTGCACAGCCTCCTCTTCCGCGGCTAGGCGTTGCTGCTCAGCAGATCTACGGGCAGCGAGCCTTGAGGCTAAGCTGTCTTGCTGTGGAGTTGTGGCGGGTGCTGTGGCAGGGGCCATAGCTGTCAAAGAGGAAGAGCGGAACTCTGGGTTATCCATGGCGGGAGACCCGATGGTACCGCCAGAAACTTCCGGGTTTGCCCCACGGGGGAAAAGCTGTGACCAACCCGTAATCCGAGACCCCCAGCCGGAAAGCGGTTGAGCTTGCACAATGCCGCCTTCTTGGAAGCGGGGGAGCATGCCCATCTGAGCCATCTGCTGCATCTGCGCCGCTTGCATCTGCTGCGGATTTGGCTGCTGCACCATGCCCATGGTCGCCGGAGGACGGAACATCTGCGGGCGCTCGCCTTCAGCGAAGCCCCGGAACTCCTCGCGATTCTGTTCAAGAAGCATCTGCGCCAAGCGCTCGCGCTCAGCGCGGTCGTCTTTTACCTCGCCGCCTTCAGCATAACCGGGGACCTCGTCCTCCAGCATGGCTGTAATGCCAACGCCCCGAGCCGAACGCTTCGGGGCCTTCTTCTTGAACATGCTGCGAGAAAGGACGCGGCTCATTGAAGCCTCACTTATTGCCTAAGAGGTTATATGCCGACAGACCAGCGATGCCCAGACCCGTTGCCTGTGACACCAAGGACGGCGACGGGGCCGTTGCTTGCGAGATCGTCTGCTGAGAAGACGGCGCACCCTTGTAGATGTCGGACAGGAAGGAGATGCGCTGGAACGGCTCGTACTGCGCCTGAAGGCTGGTCTGACGCGCCGCATCGAGGACCTTCTGCTGGTAGTTCTGCAACTGACCGCCGAGGTTGTACATGAAGGACACGTCGCCCTGGCCAAGGCCCGAGGTCATTTGACCAAGGTTCGCGGTCTGCTGACCAATGCCTGCGATACCGCCGGCACCTGCCTGCTGCAACTGGCCGGCCGAGACCGCGGCCTGACCAAGCTGCTGACCCGCGCCAAGGGCCATGTTGCCTGCCTGCTGCAAACGAGCCTGCTGATTTTGGAAGGCATTCATCGCCGCCTGCTGGGCCTGCTGATAGTTGGTCGAGTAGTCCTGCGCTGCGGTGCGAGCCTGCTGCTCAAGCACGTTGCGCTGAAGTTCCGAACGCTGAATGCCTTCACGGCTTCCGCCGAAGGCTCCCGACCGAACGGCCTGTGCCGCAAGTCCAGTCTGGGCAATGCGACCCTGACGTGCGATCTCGCCCAACGTGGCTTGCGTTGCCGCCTGCTGATAGGGGTTCATGTAATCATAGGCAGCGTTGGGGTTGTATCCCTGTGCCCCGGCAAAGCCGGCAGCGGTGCCTACGTCCGCAGCCCCGCCAACAGCGCCTATGGCCATGCGACCGTACTCGGGAAGACCGGCATAAAGACCACCGGCCTGCTGATACGCGGTTCCCGCCTGTTCCAAGAAGGGCTTGTACGAGCCGATGCCCTGCTGCGCCATAACAAGCGCTTGCTGCTGCTCCGGAGCAAGGCCGGCAATTTGATAGGCCGGGAGACTTACGGGGACGCCAGCGCGTTCGCGGGCAAGCTGAAGTAGACCGAGCTTATAGGCTTCGATCTCCGGGGCTTCGCGAACAATCTGTTCTTGAATGGTTGTCTCGGCCATGCGTTAGGCCCTCTTTTCAAGCTGGTTCATGAGTTTATAGAGCCGCTTGGCCCCCTGAATACGGCTACCATCACCGGCTCCACGCACGGCTTTCGCAGTCAAAACAAATTCGCCATCGCTCAACATGGCCGGGACATCGTCGCTCGTGCCGGTTCCGGGGCCGTTAATGTGGCCACCGTCCTTGGCGTAGTAGCGAGGAAGCTGCCCGTAATATCCCGTCTGGAATGCGGGCGATGTTGTGGGAACAATAGCCGGAGCCGCGACAGGTTGGGCTTGGAAGTTGGCCACGTTAAACCCATAGGTTCCGGGTTGCTGCTGCAAAAGTTGCGTGCCGGTTGGACCACGGACCAAGGTTGGCTGAGCCTGTTGCTCCTCCTTAGCCGAGCTACCAAGCAGCAACCCTGCACCACCGAGCAAGGCCGCAGTCGGGAGCGGGTTCGCCTTGGCGTAATCAATGGCGCTGCCGAACAGACCACCCAAGCCACCGGATACCGGGGCAGCGTTAGCGGCAGTCGTTGCAGCACTTACGGGAGCGCTTGCGCCACCGGAGAAAACGGCGGCACGAGAGAGGGGGGTTGGAATGTCGGGACGAATGGATCCGGCAGGAGCCCCTGTCGCGGTCCCAGAAACAACTTCCGGAACGCCTTCGAGGCCCGACCCCGGACCAATGCCCGATGCTCCGGCCGCAGCTTGCGCAGCCTCTGCTCCTGTGCCGCCGCCACTGAGTAAACCAGACACCCCGCCGGGAAGAAGCTGCGATGCCGCAAAGCCCCCGAGACCACCAATAGCCGCGCTCATCAGGGCCTGTGCGGGCTTCTGGCCCGCGATTAACCCGCCAACACCAGCACCAACTGCACCGATGATTGTGCTTCCGGCAGTAGCCGCAGCCGCACCGGAAAGGCCGATTGCCCCGCCTATGGCTGGACCAATACCGGGGATAAAGCTTAGCGCGATAGGCAGGATGACCGGCGCGGCCTTCTTCAAGAAACTGCCAACCTTGGAGAAGAAACTCTTATACTCCGGCAGACCCGTCTTCGGGTTGATTGTGCCGGCGCCGCCCATTGCCTTCAAAGCCTGCGCTTCACGAGGCGTGATGTGCGCCAACAGGGTGTCGCCGTGCCGGCCCGCCTGTCGAACCTTCTCCGCCATCGAGACAAGACCGCCCTTTGCAAAACCTTCCGGCTGAGAGGACGACTCACGCAATGCGGTCTCAACCATGTTACGTAGGATGCTGAAGAAAGTTGGGACGTACTGAGCGGGAAGATCTCCCGGCTCGATAATGCCGCGTTGAATTAGGTTGCTGACGGCCTGCTTGTAGTTCCCCGCGTTCGACATGATGTAGTCGATGCCGCCGAGAAAGTCGCGAAGCTCAGGACCGGTGAACTCTTTCATGTCCTCAGAGAGCTCGCGAAGCTGGCTGATCTCGTCCTGCGAGACCTTGGTCAGAAGACGTCCGAGGGTTGCCGCTTCTTGTGCAGACAAAGATCCGATGGCCGGCTGCTCCTGTGGAGCGCCTTCCGGGGCCATACCAGTTGGAAGTGCTGCAATGCCCTGCATGCGTTTGTCCTCAATTAGGTTGAAGCAGGGGCCGTAGTCCTGTCAGCGGCCCCTAAACCTACCTTTTTCACACCGTCACGGCAACCGTTCCGACAGAAGCGGTCGCAGAATTACCTGCTAGATATACTGTATCGAGAACGGAAACGACGAGGTTCCCGTTCACTTGAAAGATCGTCCCGGCCTCCAGCCCTTGGTCATTGGACTGAAGGTTGGTCAGCACGATAGTTGTTTGGCGCCCTTCGCCTGGAGCGCGGACAGCGACAACCAAGCGATTCAAGGCGTTGATCAAGTCCGCCATGTAGCGCTGGCTGTACTCCGGGCCGGGGAGAGGAAAGGTGGGAAACTGGACCCGTTGATCCATTAGCGTCTCCCATCCGGACGGAGGTCCAGACGCGGGCTACCAAGACGCCAACCCATATCCGTCTCGTTGCTCTCAACGCGGAGAACAACAGACCGGCCGCGGAGGCGGACGAAGGCTTGGTCGGTGTACTGACCAATCGGAGTGCTGGCGACCTTCACAATCGGAGAGGTGTCGGACTGTGAGTAGTTCTGACCGGGGTAGTTCTGCATCTTCAGAACCATGTCCACGGTCTTGCCCGTGCCCTGCGATCCCGGCGTCCGGATGCTGAGGTCCGGGATGATGCGGCTGACGAACATGAACTGATCGCCTTCGCTGATATCGACGGGCGAGCTTTCGACATAAGCGTTGAGAGGCGCGTTCGGAACGACACTGCCGTCGTTCTGGCCATACTCATGGTAGTAGAGCTTGTTGTCGGTCGGGCTTGCCGCCGTCGGGTACTGCCGCAGCGTGCGGTCGATCCAAGCCGTGCGAGCCAACGAGCCGTAGGTCCAGACGTTTTCGACGTAATTGAGCGTCACATACGAATCGCAGTCCGTCCCGTCCGTGCTCTGATAGAACCAAGTCACCTCGTTGAACGAGACGTTCACCGCGGCGTTGACCTTATCGCCTTGGTCCGCGTCGATGCGCTCAAAGATGTATTCTTGAATCGGGCATTGCAGCTTCTGCACCTGACCAGTGAAGACATAGAAGCCGTCCTTGGCCATCCAGAACACGGCATCATCCACGGCAATCGCCGAGTTGAACCCCATGATCGAGATGTTGTTCGCCATCGCATCGATGCCGAACGTGTAGGGCGGACCAATGAACTGCATCGAGTAGAGAGACGTGTTGGTGAAGACCGCAATCGCCCGCTTCGTTTCAGCAGCACAGATGATCGCGCTGCCATTGCCGAGGCGCAGATCGCCGGCAGTGTTGTCCGGTGTCGCAGACCAAGTGGAGTAATCTTCTTGGTTGCTCCAGCGGATGAGCATGGGGTCTTGGATGCCGTCGCCGAAGTCCGCGCCGAAAGCGATGACATGACGGTCGCGATCCGACACAAGAATCTGTGTAGCCTTCGTGGGGCAGGTGGGATCAGAGGACAATGAATCGAGAGTGACGGCCCGCGTTCCGAAGCCCGTGCTGTAGTCCCAGTAGTAGATGCCGTTGTCGCGGGCGTTGAAGATCAGGTCTTCGCCATAATTGTCCATGGACCATAGACGAAGAACGGATGCCGCTGTGACGTCAGCCGCTGTCCCCCAACCACGGTCACCGGCTTCAGCGTACGCGGTCACCGTTCCACCGCCAGAGGTGGTCGATGTCGCCGTTGTGCTGACGGTAATCGTGTAGCTATTGGCATCGATGCGCGTAATCTGGAATGTCGCAGCAAAATATCCGGCCGAGATTCCACCGACAGCGGAAGCCCCCGAGAACGCAACATACTGACCCGTCGTCAGGCCGTGTGAGTTGTGCGTGACGGTGACGACCGCAGAACCCGATGTCGTGGCAAACGGGTTTGTCAAAGTGCTGACCGTCGGAATCGGCCAAGTGCCGGCACTCCAACCTGCACCGCCGAGGCTGCTGTCGGTGCCGACGTTGATTTGATACGAGGCTTGCACGGACGTGCCGCCATTGCCCGTGTCGGAAGCGTTGGCAACGGCGCCGACGGTGATCTCATACTGGTTGGCGCTGAGACGGGTTACGACCTGAAACTCTTGGTTGAGAACGGTCGCAGTAATATTGCCGCCCAAGGAGACGGCGTTGGTGAAGGTGACGAAGTCCCCCTCGTACGCGCCATGTCCGGCGTCGGTCACGATGATTGTCGAAGAGCCGTTGGTGGCGGTGAACGGATTGCTCAGCGTGACAACGCGACGAATCGGCGTGATGTCGTTGTAGAACTCGCCTTCCTCAACGTAGAATTTGAGGTTCGTACCAACAGCCATGAGGTTGGACGAGTCGAGCGCAGACCAGTTGTGGAGTGCGCGGCAAGTGCCGAGGAAAGTCTGATTGCTGTACGGTTGCCAACCGCCAATGGATTCGGGAAACCCAAGCCGGAATCGGATTAGGTTGCCGTCACGCCATCCGCCTTCGTTGGTGTATGCCGTCTGATCACGGACAACCCCAGGGCGAAACTGAAGCTTGGTCAGCGGCATTCAAATGTCCTCAGTCAGCCGGGGCGATAACCAGTTTGCCCTCGGCCACAAGCTGCATCATGTTCGCGTAGTCCGTGTTCGCGGGGTCGAGCGGGACAAAAGATGTCTCTCCGTTAATATCGACACGGATGTTTGTGACCTCGCCAGAGAACGGGTCTTTCATATATTGCGCGTTTTCGTACATGGCTTACAACTCGATTGCCGCAACTGCCTGCCCTGAAATTGTAGAGCTTGCTGCTGCTGTGGTTGTGTAAATATACGCCTGCCTTGTTCCTTCACCAGCAACAAGAACTGTCCTGTCCGTACCGCCACCATCGCGCCAAGAACTTGCTGCACCTGTCGCTGAATTGTAAGGCGTAACAGTCGGAGCAGCTCGCATTTCTACTGGGAAAACCCAGTTTATAAAACCTGAACCACCATTATTGCACACGGTTATGAGAGCGCCATTAGCACTAGCATTAGCAGGCGGCTGCGTCGTGTTATATGTCTTCGCATAATACCGCTGGCACAAAGCCAGTTCTTGACCATAAAGTCGGCGCTCAAATGGGGTAGCCGTTGTGCCTATCTCAAGCTGCACTCCAGTGATGTAGAAAGTTGCGCCGTTGGTGCCAATGACGTTTGTTCCGCCGGTTGGACCATAGTAAATGGTCGTTCCCCAAGAACCAGCGGTGCTTTTTTGCGAAGTTCCGCTACCCAAATCCCAATAGATTTGGATTCCGACCCCATTATCTGTTAGCCACGTTCCGGTCGTGTCGCCCGCGATGGTGATTGTTTTATATTCCCATGTATTAGCAGCACTAATTGAATAGCTGAATACATATACACGGTTCGCGGCGCTATTTAAAAAAGAGCCGCCGAATGTACCAGTTAGAGAAGACCTTACCCAGAAAGACAAGGTAATAGACTTAGCCGATGCCGTCCCGAACGCTGCATCCGCAAAATTATGCCCCTCTATTTTTTGAGAGAAAGCATAAATGTCTGTTGCCGCAGGAGTTGTTGCGGCTGAAGACGTAATCCCCATGTAGTAGGCAAAGCCTGCCGGGGGCGTTACCGACCCAGCGTTTCTCTGCACAGAAAACTTAGTTGCCGCAGTCCCATAAACCCACCAGCGGTCGAGTGTGTAAAGAGCCGCCGCCGCGGTATTGTTGACGCTTGTGCCCTCGTTGCGCTGGTTGATCTGCATCGCGCCATTGATGATCTTGTTCCGCATGGCGAACGGTGTTGCCATCGCCATAGAGCCAGCCATCGTCGCATTGCCGGAGCTATCGAGGACGATGTTCGGAGATGCAGCCGAACCGTGTTGGAGGTTAGTCGCTTTCAACGTGGACATTATTCATTCCCTTCTTGGGGAACATGGGGATCGTAGCCAAAGGGCGGGTGCGGCAGCGGATTGTTCCAGACCTTGATGTAGTCACCAAGGCCGTCGCTGTCGTTTTGAAGCTCAATCGTGCCGGTGCCGGGAGCGAAGTCAGCCGCCGTCAGTTGCGGATAGTAGGCGATGATCTGATCGTAGAGCGACATTATGCAGCCCTTGCAAGGAATGCGGTGAAGAGGTTGTTCGTTGCGGCATAGTTTACGGACACGCCGGAACTTCCGGAAGCTACATATACTTCAAGATAGTCCGTCGAACCGTTACAATAGATTAGTGCCGACCCCATGAGGATGGGGTTTGCATACGTCCCTGTAAGATACAGAGCAGATGTATCTCGTGAGCCGTTTTTATAAAACGAAGCTTCCATGCCAGCCCCAGAAATGGTCCCAAGAAGCTGTATTGTAGTGTTGAGTTGATAATATCCCGCCACAGTTGGGGTAAACCGCGAATTTGCAATGCTAAAATTTGAGTTTGTGTCGAACAGTGTTGTGTCAAACAGCACCTTTGTTTGCACATTTATTGTGAGTGCTTGAGCCGAGCCAGTTCTAGCAACGCGAATAGCCGGACCATTGCCCGCCACATTAGCCGCCAACATCGCTTGCGACACGGTAGCAGAGCTACCCGTCACAACCGCAGTGCCGGTGATCGCTGGGACAGTCAGCGTGAATGTCGATGCCGTGCTGGGCGTGTCGAGTGTGACAGAACCGCCGCCGGATGAGTTTAAGCGTAAGGGCATTATTTAGCCTCCAGCGCAGTGACGCGGGCTTTGAGGTCTGAGATTTGTGCAAGCGCATCTTGGAGCGCCGCCGTCAGGAGAGGAACGAGCTTCGCTTGGTCGAGACTCTGATAAAGAGGTGTGCCATCTTCTTTCAGAGCGTCTTTTAATCCGGTTACCGCCTCTGGAACAACCTCCGCGACCTCATGCGCGAGAAAGCCGTCAACCATACGGCCTTCATTCCAAGACATTGATCCTTCGGTAAAACTAAACCGCGTAGGTTTAAGTTGCTTAACGCGCTCAGTTGAGTTGCTAAGCGGAGATAGGTTTTCTTTTATTCTGTAATCCGAAACCACAGAAAACGCAGCGGCTCGGAAATTTCCAAACGATGTTTGTGTCGAGTTGACGCAATCAATCTGTTCGCCTAGCCCACGCTCGTTGCGTAGCATTGGCGCAGCTGAACCAGCGGTATGCAGTGCGATCAAAGCATTGCCTGTCCCTGCGGTTGCGATGATGTTTGCAGTACCAAATCCGCCAGCGGGTGAAGCGACAAACTGCCCCTGACCTTGCACATCGAAAGCATAGCCGGGGCTTGCAGTACCAATCCCAACTAAACCAGCAGCAGTCACTCGGACGCGCTCTGCATTGTTCGATTGGATGATAAACGGGTGATTAGTTGAAGTGCCGGTAATACCAACACCGCCCGAATTTAGAAGGCGAGCAGTTGACGTTCCATCGGTTGTGGTAATCCCGGTAGCCCCCACGACTTGCAAAGTGGAGGTCGGGGAACTTGTCCCAATCCCCACATTGCCGGAGCTATTAATCCGCATTACTTCCGCGCCGCCCTCATTGAAGGCAATCGTGTCAGCCGCAGGGAAGCTGATGCCCGTGTTCGTGTCCGTGCCTTGAATGGCGGGAGTGCCAGCCGAGCCATCGACGCCAGCAATCCCGGTTGAGCCACTAATCGTGATTGGCATGTTAAACCACCGTCCATGTGCTGCCTGACGGCACGGTGACCGTCACGCTGGAATTGATTGTGACTGGTCCGAACGTACCAGCATTCTGACCAGATGGAATGGAGTAGTTCGTCGTGACTGTCTGATCGTTCAGATAGAAGACGTTGTCCGTTCCGCCACCCGTCGCCCCACCACCGACTTGGGACCAATCCGTTCCGTTGAAGCCTTCAAACGAAACGGTCGTGGTGTTGAAGCGGATGTAGCCGGCCGCAGGGGCCGCATCCGTTGACGTGCTGATCGGAACTTGGAAGGCGTTCTTGAAGTAGCCCGCTCCGTAGACCGTCAGATCCTGCCACAACTCCGCGCTACCAATGACCTCGGTCGATCCGACAAGGCGGGTCGTGAGAGAGGGGATGGAGTATTGGTAGACCGTGTCGTTGGTAGTGCCAACGACATACATCTTCAGACCGTCGGGGCGTACATAGAAGCCGGTCGGGACGTTCTCTTGAGAAGAGACGCTAAACTGAGTGTTGGAGTAGGACGCCGTGCTGATGTCCCAAGGCGTCGTGAGATTGTAGATCGTGACATCGTCGCCGGTCGAGCCGAGGACAAACATCCGCGTTCCGTCGTTAACAAACGACAGATCCTGCGGAGCTGTTTCCTGCCCGGAGACGGAGAAGGATTGAATGTATGACGATGTTGAAACGTCCCACGCCGTTGCGAGACTGTATTGATAGACCGCGTCACCCGTATTGCCGACTATGAACATCCGCGTTCCG